CACTGGCAAAGAGGTATGGAGACATTGCTTGCTCGTACAAGGGAGTTGTGGGAACTGGAAACGGCAGAGGATCAGCAACCTGCGAAACAATGCAGTGGGATCAAGGGCAAACAACTAAGTCCGAATGGGACAGATGGGAAGACTTTGTAAAGAAAAATGATGATGAATTATACGTATTTGCTTTAGCGCTAGTTACTATTAGTGCTGCTAATTTAATTGATCTTCCTTTTATGGCTACGTTTAACTATGCCACAGAAAACTACTATGAATTAATGTTACTTAGACCTATTACTGAAACTATAGATGCTGGCGTAACTATAAGAGATAATGGAAAAGTAATGGCTTTTGGTAATTGGAGATTTAAATAAATGGCAAATTTAATATTAAGGCAAACAAAAGGTAGTCCTCTTACGTTTGATGAGATGGATGACAACCTTAGTAACTTAAATAATGATAAATTAGAGGTTATAAATAATCTTAATATCTCAAGCACAATGGATATTAATTCTGATTACATTGCTATTTATGATGCGTCTACTGGCGACAATAGAAAGATACTAGCTAATGCTACATCTTTTTCAAATAGAACATTAGTAATTAAAGTTATTGCTGACGGACTTCCTACTTATGTAGGAGACGGAATTGCTAGGATTGTTACACCATCTACATTTGACGGGCTTAGGCTTAATACTGTTGGTGGGCATGTATACACAGCTGCAACAGGATCAACAACAAACATTCAAGTGAATAATGAAACCAAAGGTGTTGACATGTTAACCACTTTGTTAACAATTGATGCTGGAGAAAACGATAGTAAGGATGCCGTAACGCCTCCCGTTATCGGACCAAACAGTTTAGTTGATGAGTTTGATGTAATAAGATTTGACATAGATCAGATTGGATCTACAACTGCTGCCCTTGGATTAGAACTTAGACTAGAGTTTCACGCTTGAATTCATTTAAAGGCTATCCACCTTCTGTTCAAGTATTACAGCCTATTCCAGAAATATTTGTTGCTGTAAACTCTGATAAAGAAGAAATAAGAAACAATATAAAAAGCAGCGTTTCTCTAGGATTGCCGCAGGTAAAACCGTTTGAAACGCAGTGGGGTAAAGAAATATGTCTTGTTACTGGAGGACCATCTCTTAAAGATACCTTTCATATAGTAAGAGAGAGATACGAAGATGGCGTTCCAATTGTAACAGTAAATGGAACTTATCAATATTGTCTAGACAACGGAATTATTCCTAATGCTTTTATAATGCTAGACAGCAGGGAGTTTAATAAAAGATTTATTAAAACTCCAGTAGACACATGTAAATACTTAATGGCATCTCAATGTCATCCAGAAGTATTTAAAATGCTTTCAGGCCGCAATGTTTGGTTGTGGCATTGTGATACCCAAGAAGAAAACATAGACCTTCTTAAGGATCAATACGGAAAAGCATATGAAGACTTCTTCCCTATTATGGGTGGCTCTACGGTAACACTTAGGGCGTTACATTTGTTAAGAATTTTAGGCTTTCATAAGTTTGAAATTTTTGGTTTTGATAGCTGTATTATGGATCATCACCACGCATATGAGCAGCCAGAAAATGATAAAGAAGAAGAGATAGATTTGGTTGTAGGTGGGAAGCAATTTAGATGCACTGTAGCCCATTATCATCAGGCAAAGGAGTTTGTTCAGTTAATAAGCGTTACAGGCTCAAGTTATGATCTTATTGTTCATGGCGAAGGACTTATATCACACATCATCAAAAATCCAGAATCGTTAAAGGAGGCGGCTTAAATGGCGGCTACAGCATGGAGTTTTTACAATAGTTTTAGAGAATACTTAGGTAACGGTCAATTTGATCTTGACGGTACTGGAGTTAATTTTTACATGGCATTGCACACAAGTGCAGCAAGCGCAAATATTAATAACGTTGCTTTGTCTACTCAAGCTTCACTAGCTAATGAAGTAGCAAATGGAAATGGTTACGCTACTGGCGGAAAGTCAGTAAGCGCTCGCACATGGGCATCTGCAGCAACAAATAAATATAGGTTTGATTCAACTGCAGTTGTTTGGACTGCTACTGGTGGCGATGTATCTAATGTTAAATACGCTGTTATTTATCAGTCAGGCGGAAAGCTTGTATGTTTTTCCCGACTAACCACAAGCCAGTTTACATTAGCGCAAAACAATACACTTACCGTAACGCCTAGCGCTACTGGTATTTTTGAACTTACTTAGGAGGGGCTATGGCACTAGAAACAGCAAACTGGGTAACTCAATTAGTAAATACAAATCCTACAGTTTCAGACCCTGTAGCAGAAGGCGATGACCATCTTAGAATGTTAAAAGTTGTTCTTCAGAACAGCTTTCCGTCTACTTCTACAGCTGCTATTATACCTAACGTTTCTGGACAGTCTGGAAAATATTTAACCACAGATGGCACTGACACTTCATGGGGCACCGTAGATGCGGCAACCCCTGGTTTTGCGGTTGCTATGGCTATAGCTCTATAGGAGAGAATAATGGCACAAGATTTTGAACGAGTAGCAGCATCAGCGGTAGGAACGGGAGAAACAACCCTTCTTACAAGCAACTCTGATGATGCATTAATTGGTATTAGAGTAACTAACATTCTTACATCCGCTGTAACTTGCGATTGTTACATTGATAAGACAGGCTCTGGTACTGACTACCACATTTGCAAAAGCCTAACCATTCCACCCAGTTCTTCTGTAGAACTTATTCAGGGTGGCGCAAAGGTTGTAATGCAAAACACAGATGTCCTTCATATTAAATCTAACACAGGATCTGCTTTAGATGTGTGGGTTTCATATGTAGATAGCATTTCTACGTAAGGAGGAATCATGGTTGAAGTAGTTAATGGAAATCAATATATAGGTCAAGAGCCCGCAAAAGACGGGTTCTTTATTCATCAGGAAACTATTGATGGGGATCATACCATTGAATCAGCAGTTCTTGCAGGGCCAGTAACTATGACAGGCACAATCATTGTTACTGGTACATTGGTGATCGTATGAGCACTATTAACGTAAACGCAATAGACAAAGAGTCTGGCTCAACGCTTACGTTGGGTGGGGCGGGAACAACCGTTGCAGTTCACGCATCGGCTACTACGTCTGGATTTGATTCTGGTCTTGCATCGGTACAAACTTTTACCTCATCAGGAACTTGGACTAAACCGTCTGGGATTACAAAAGTAATGGTGGAGGTTCAGGGTGCGGGTGGTGCGGCGACTAAAAGCGTTACTAACGGAAATAGAAACGCCGGAGGCGGTGGTGGATACGCTAAAAAACTTTTGGATGTTTCATCAATTTCTAGCGCCACTATTACAGTAGGTGGTGGAGGCGCTGGATCAACATCGAATGATACAAAAGGTGGCGATGGTGGCGACAGCAGTTGGGCTGATGGCACAAATACAATTACTGGGTCTGGTGGGGACGCCTCAGAAACAGGTAGTTATCTAACTGGACAGGGTGGAGCGGCTACTGGCGGGGATGTAAACGTTACTGGTGGAACAGGAGGCACGACTACAGCGGCGGGAGAGGGAGGCAATTCCTTTTTTGGCTATGGCGGTAAACCTCAATATGCAAGTTCAAGGGCAGGTGGTTTGGATGGTGTATTAGGTGGCGGTGGGGCAGAAGTTTACGGAAGTTATCCGGCCGCAACTCACGCAGGAAATGGCGGTGACGGCATCGTAATCGTGTGGGAGTACAAATAGATGAAATACGCAATCATTAAATCAGGCATCGTTGACAACATTATCGAATGGGATGGCAGTTCTGAATACAACGTATACGGCGTTCTTATTGAAGCAGATGCTAACGCATGGATCGGAGGTGTTTACGCTGACGGCGCATTTGTAGCACGACCACCAGAACCCGAACCAGAAAAAACACCAGAACAAATTCAAGCAGAAGCCGACAAAGCATCTGCCGTTTCCAAACTTGAGGCACTGGGCTTGACCGATGCTGAAATCAAAGCACTGTCAGGAGGCTTGTAATGGCTAGTGAAATTAAAGCAAACAAGATAAGCCCCGCCACAGGTACGGCTTTCACATTAGGTGATTCGGGGGATACGTTTACGATCCCATCAGGTGTAACGCTAACAAATAACGGTAGCAGTTCTGGCTTTGATAGCGGTCTTGCGTCTGTTCAATACTTTACCAGTTCAGGAACTTGGACACGACCAACTGGGATTACAAAAGTAATTGTAGAAGTTCAAGGTGCAGGAGGAGCGGGAGGCGCAAGCGGTTCAGTTGCAATCCAAATGCAGAATGGTTCGGGAGGCGGTTACGCTAGAAAATTGATTGATGTTTCTTCAATTTCGACTGCAACAATAACCATTGGTTCAGGAGGAGCGGGATCAACATCAAATAGCGGTGTTGGTGCTGATGGAGGTGATAGCATTTGGAGCGATGGAACAAACACTGTTACAGGAAGTGGAGGTTTAGGCGCAAGGAATATTACTTACAACACTACTTCTCTTGGTGGGGCGGCAACAGGAGGTGATTTAAATATTCCAGGCACTAATGGTGGCCATTATAACAAAATCGTTGGAGCATCGTTTTTAGGTATGGCGGCAGACCAAAGACTTGCTGACACTACTGCACTTAAAGACGGTAAAGGTTATGGCTCTGGAGGCGCAGGGTCGCATCAAGGAGTACTTAATGTTGCATCTGGTAGTGGTGCTGATGGAATCGTAATCGTAACGGAGTACAAATAATGAAATACGCAATTGTTAACTCTGGAATTGTTGAAAACATAATTGAGTGGGATGGCGTTTCTGAATTTAACGTGGATGGTGAATTAATTCAAGTAGACGCTAACGCAAAGATTGGTAGTTCATGGGACGGCAATGTGTTTTCTTTTGTTGAACCAGAGCCAGAACCAGACACACGAACTTATGCTGAAAAACGTAGAGATGCATATCCGTCTTGGCAAGAACAAATGGACATGATGTTTCACGACCAAACAGAAGGCTCACGCACTTGGTTAGATGCCATTGAAGCCGTAAAGGAGGCATATCCTAAATGAGTAATTTAAAAGTTGATTCTATGGAATCAAGGACAGCAGGTGGTACTGTTGCTGTTTCTGCGACTTCAGGAAACATTACAACGCTTACGTCTTCTACAAGTATTACTATTGATTTATCCGATAGCAATAACTTTAAAGTTACGTTAGGGCATAACGCTACGTTTAATAATCCATCAAATATTACAGCAGGACAAACAGGTTCTATCTTTATTACACAAGACGGTACTGGTTCACGCACTGGCTCTTGGGGTTCTTACTGGGACTTTATAGGAGGCACTGCGCCCACACTAACCACGACTGCGGCAGGAGTAGATCGTATTGATTACGTTGTTCTTGACAGCACTAACATTCAAGCCGTAGCGACTCTGAACTATTCATGAGTGGATTAACTGGTAACAACATTATTGCCGGATCGTCAGGGCAGGTTAGCGGCTATAACATTGATAACTCACTTCGTGGGGGATCTGGAAACAATCTTCAATTTTCTGGGGCCGCTAGTAATCGAAAAACCCTAACATTCAGTACATGGATTAAAAGAAGTGACAACCTTAATGCATATGGCTATTTATTTAGCGCCGGCTCAAATAGCAGCAATTATGAAACACTAGTATTTTTTCCTGGCACCGGGCCGGGTGTAGGTGCATCGTTGCACTATCAAAATTTTATTGGCAATTCTCTTCAAGCATATTTCAGTACAGAAATGAGTTTTAGGGATTCTGGTGCTTGGTATCACATTGTTTTTGTAAAAGACACAACAAATGCAACTGCTGCAGATAGACTTAAACTATATGTTAATGGTGAACTTGTTGATTTTGTAGTCAGTGGAACTTACGGATATACTCATATTGCTTTAAACCAAGAAGGTTATTGGAATAATGGTAGTGCTAACCACTACATTAATGGTGCTATTTTTGGCGGAGTCAATAGATCATATTTAGCAGAAACACATTTTATTGATGGCATTGCACTTACAGCTGCATCTTTTGGTGAAACCGACGCAGATACAAATCAGTGGAAGCCTGTAGAATATGAAGGTTCTTACGGCGCTAATGGATATTATTTAAAATATCAAGACTCTTCCGCATTAGGCGATGACTATAGCGGTAACAATAACGATTTAACTGTTACTGGTTATGTTGCTACAGATCAGGTACTTGATAGTCCAACGAATAACTTTTCTACGATCAATCTTTTACTAAATGACTACACAACTTCTTGGACACTTTCAGAAGGAAACTTAAAGTTTTCAGCAACAAGTGACTCTTTTAAAAGAAGTTCTTTTATGCTTCCTTCTAGTGGAAAGTGGTATTGTGAAGTAAGAATTGATGACAACACCATACCTTACATGGGTGTTGCATCTCTTGATCCATTGTTAGGAACTTACAATATTGTTAAAGGCACATTTTTTTATAACAATAGCGGTTTAAACTCTAGTTATGTTGGTTACGATGGTGGAAATTTAGTAGGTTACAGTAATGCATCAAATGGTGACATCGTAGGGATTGCGCATAATTCAAGCAATGGAGAAACAAGTTATTACTTAAACAACTCTTTGCTTAGAACTGTAACAACCGCCCATTTTTCAGACGATTTTACTTTTTATTTTGCTCATGGCAGTTCAGGAGGAAGTTCTGGCATGACAGTAAACTTCGGCCAAGACAGTTCCTTTGCAGGACAAACAACAGCACAAGGAAACGGTGGTGTAGGCGAGGACTTCTATTACACGCCACCTACAGGATACAAAGCGTTAAACACTAACAACCTTGATGATTCTAGCATTGCTTTACCGGAAGAGCATTTTGAGGCGGTTGTGTATGTTGGCGATGGAAACTCTACACAAGAAGTAACTACAAGTTTTGAGCCAGATTTAATTTGGAACAAAAACAGAACAACTGTTTATCATAATAGATTATTTGATCGAGTCAGAGGATTAGACAAATCTGTTTACTCAAATCTAAACAGTGCTGAAGATACTTATCAAGACTATGGGTATCCAACAGCAACTTCATCTACAAGCGTTACTGTTGGACAGGGAACTGACACTAATAAATTAATTAATCTTAACAATCAAAACTATGTCTTGTGGAACTGGAAAGCGGACAGCACATCTGGCTCATCCAACACTGACGGCACAATCACTTCAACAGTAAGTGCTAACACTACATCGGGATTTAGTATTGTTAAGTACACAGGCACTGGAGTAGCGGGCGACACTATGGGCCATGGTTTAAGTCAGGCACCAGAAATGGTGATTATGAAGAAAAGAATATCTAATGGTTCAGATGGTGTAAGAGGTTGGCACGTTTGGGCTAAATATTTAACTGATGGAAACTATTTATCATTAAACGCAACTAACGCTCAATTTAATGCTAGAGACTTTGGTGAAGTTGGAAATGCCACATATCCATACACAGCACCAACCGCATCGCTAATAACTTTTGGTGGTGTAAATACAGGTGCGTATCAAGAGGTTAACTACAACGGTGATGATTATATAATGTACTGCTTCCACTCCGTAGAAGGCTACAGCAAGGTAGGTAGTTACACAGGTAATGGATCAACAGATGGTACGTTTTTTTACACTGGATTTCGTCCTGCTTTTATTATGTTTAAAAACACGACAGCAACTGGAAATTGGGTCATAGTTGATAACAAAAGAAATACCTACAATGAAATAAATAAAACTTTATGGGCTGATTTATCTAGTACGGAAGGTACATACGCTTGGGGTGATTTTACATCTAACGGTTTTAAATTTAGAAATACTTCAAATGGGTTAAACAATTCTGGACAAAATTACATTTATTTGGCCATTGCCGAATCACCATTCAAATATTCTAACGCGAGGTAATTATGTGGTATAGCGAAACAATAGGAACAATTAAGACGCCTCGCGCTTTAACGGTCGATGGCATACAGCATCCTGCTAATATATTTACAGCATGGAGCAAACAAGAACTAGCAGAAATAGGTTTTTATCCTGCGCGTGTTGAATCTGTAGATAGCAGATACTATGACACTGGTTCAGAAACATACGAGTTAGTTGATGGAGAGTATGTAATTTCTTACGCGACTACTGAAAAAGATGTTGAACTCTTAAAAGAAGACCTTATTAAAAAGGTTCAAGCAAACACAGGCGCATTGCTTGCTCCTTCTGATTGGAGAGTTATCAGGTCTATTGACAGTGAAACTGCTATGTCTTCTGAATGGACTACATACCGTAATGAAGTACGCGCTCATGGTAACAGTCTTGAGTCAGG